GGCTGTGGCCGAAAGGACCGGGAACTTCCAGTTCACCCCGGTGGCGATCTGGCTCAACACCCAGTCGGAGTTCGGTACCTCGGTACCCGAGAAGCTCGCTCCGACAACGGCGAGGGTGGCAGCGGCATTGAACGTCCAGCTCGCTGTGGTGAACGTCACCGTTCCGGTGACGTCGATGCCAATGCCCGCGGCCAACCTGGCCAGGCCGGTCGAGGCCGCAACCCGAATGGAGTCGAGTCCGAGAGTGCCGTCGGTGTAGGACTCCAAGCCCGCGTTGAGGACAGTAGAGCTGACCCGAAGCTGAGAGAGGGAAACTTTGCCGGCCATGTGGGTGGCCTCCGTGAGGTGAACAGCTCCAGCTCGTCTACAACATGCGTGGGAATAGGAGGGCTACCGAAACCGGGTCACGGCGTCGGGTAGACAACCCGGTAGGCGTTGCTCGATGTCGTGATGTCCGTTCCGATTTGCAGGTTGCCCCCGGAGAGGCGGTATTGGTCCGCAGTTGTTGGGAGTGCCGGACCGACGTTGACCATGTCCAGCAGTCCATTCCGGGCGAGGAGGATCAACCCTTGGACGGCGGCGGCGGTGTTCAAGGTGCTGCCCAAGGCCACCGAGGAGACGCCTCCACCGAAGGTGAAGGCAGAGGCGTTGAACATCTCCTGGGCTACCCCTTGGACACCCCCCGCACTAGTAATGGTCACATTGACCTGACCACCCCCTGCATCCGCAGCCACAACCCCTGATCCGGTGAAGTTGAGGATCGTGAAAGGCCCGTTGGGAACGGTGGTGCCCTCGTCCTTGACGGTGAACCCCGTTGAGCCACCCACAACGGCCGAGATGTCCTGGAGAGCCCCTCCCCCGAACCGATAGTAGAAGTTCCCGACGATCGTTCCCCCGGTCCCATCGCCGATGAAGATGACCCCCTTGCCAGGATCGGCCACGAGTGGAACGGTCTGGTCGAGCACGAGACCAATCGGGTCGATGATCCCCGGGACGGTCAGCTTGCCCGTGTCCGAGTTGTAGACCAGGGGCCCCGTGGCTCCACCGACCCCGATGCTGATCTCATTGGTCCCAGTGACCCGAATCGCGATGGTCGAGGGCCATGTGCCGTCCACTTGGGACTGACCATCGAAGCCGCCGAGGGCCGTGTCTAGGCTGCCTCCAACGGTGTCGTTGAGGAAGTGGATCTCGGCGTTCTCTCCCGTGGCAACCGTGGTGAGGGTGATGACGCCGAGGACATGGGCAGCAGTCACATGACCCGTGGCATCGAACTTCGCGAGGACCGCCACCAGGGTGTCCCCAGCCAGAATGGCGACCTCGATGGCCACCATGTCGATGGCGAACCGGATGGTTCCGGCGACGCCACCCACGAAGGCTCCACCAGCCGTCAGCGTTGCAGGTGTGGCGTTCTGGGGGCGAACGAGGATGAGGGAGCCCACACCCCCAGCCCCGAGACCATCGCCAGGAACGAGGAACACATCTGCCCCGTCGTTCGGTCCTGCCTGGGCGGAGCCCGCCTGGACGTAGATCGGACCAGGCAACGGGGTCGTGACGCCATTGGCAAGGCCATCACCTCCTCGGAGGGTGAGACGACCAATCCGACCGCCGGTGAAGGAGGACTCGGTCTGGACCCGGAGGTTGTAGTTGTTGTGGTCCGGTGCTCCCGTTGACTGGCCAAGGATGAAAGCCGTGGAGCCCCAGGGGGTGTTGTTGGCCTGGATGAGTCGGCCGAGCCGGACCAATGGACCACCGCCGAATGGATTCGGGTCGAGATCGATCTCGGGCTTCCCAATGGACCCCACCTCCACGTTCCCGACCACCTGAAGCCGTCCGTCCGTGTTCGATGGTGGGACAGGTTCGGAAGGAGCCGCAGCATCCAGGATTCGGACGGCCCCCGCATCGGCGATGATGTCCCGACCTGTGCCTGGCCCACCACCACCCGCATCGTAAGCATCATCGAGGGTACGGACGGCTGTGGCGAGGACTTGCAGCTCGTCGATGGCATCCTGGACGTTCTCGGCGGTCAGGCCCGAGACGGTGTTGTCGTAGAACAGGGTCGCGGCCTTCGTAGTGGCTGCGAAGGTGGTTGGGGAGCCTCCTGGGAAGGATAGGGTCGAGTACTCGCACGACCCCAGGAGGAGGGTGGTCGTTCCCGTGACCCCCGTGGTGTCATACAGGATGCCGCCGTCCACATAGGTCCATCGCATCGTGAGGGCCACGGACCCGATGAGAGCGGCTGCCGATGGGTGGACCCGGAGGGGGTTCACGACGAGGGGTGCTCGGACGGTGCAGTAGTCCAGCGTCAGTGCCAAGGCGTCCGAGATGATGCTGGCCGCCGCTCCTGCTCCGGCGGTTCCATTGAACCGGGTGTCCCGAGCAGTGACGGTCGAGCCGATCTCGAAGATGGCCCCAGTTGGACCTGTGACGACCGTGTCGGTGAGTTCCACCGTCGTTGTTGACCCGAGAACCCGAAGTGCCGGACGGTCGGTACCCGCCCCAGGGTTGAGGAGGAGCTGACTCCCGATGACCTCGACGAACCCAGCGGTCACCCGAAGTGCCGGACCCTGACTCGCCGAGGAGCCCTGGTTGGTGATCGCACAGCGGTAGATGTGGAGACTGCCCACCCCAGACTTCACGATGGCGGGGTCTGTGCCGTTGATGGGGTGCTCGAAGGTGAGGTTCGCCAGGAACACATGGTCGGTCACGCCCGCCAAGGCAGCCGTATGGAAGGCCGTGTCGCTACGGATGCGGGCAACCCGGTTCTGATCATCCCCCTCGGGTGTGCCAGGCCACCCATAGACGTGGACGTGGGGGGCGAAGGCCAGGTCTTCGGTGTAGAGGCCTGGCCGGACGAGGACGACCCAGGGTTCTGCCAACGTGGGCCCGTTCGAGACGGCCTCGTCGATGGCGTCTTGGATGTTGTCGAAGTCGGCGTACCCGAGGATGGTGTCCGTCGAGGAACCGTTCTGGTCAACGTAGAGAACCCGACCCGAGGTCGAGACCTTGGCGATGAGCCCAAGCAGGGTGGTGAGGTTGGTGTTCTGGGCATCCGCCCACCCCTGGGCACTCTGATCAACGGGGACTGGGATGCCGCTGTTGTTCTGCTCACCCGCAGACACAAGGCGGAGTTGGCCGAAGTCGGTGAGGTACCGGAGCCTGACGAACTGGGTGCTCTCGGTGGGTTGGCCCAGGTCCACCGTGAGCCGGATCAGGTACGGCCCTTCCCGGTCCACGGTGATGAAGCCGGGGGACTGGGCGAGGGCACTTCCCGAGAAGGCAGCCGTTGACCCAGGTGGACGGTAGGCCAGGGTCCAGGCGTAGGTGCCCGCCGTGTTCACGGACAAGAGGGTGACTGCATCGCCGACGTAGAGGTCGTCTCGGCTCGCCCCGTTCACCGTGCCCCGAGCCACACCCGTTACGGGGTGGGCTACCGGCGACACGGTGCTCCTGATGATGGCGGCCATCCATCCTCTCCGGGAAGGGCTCTACACCCTTGCTGCTATAGGACGGCCACCGCCCGCCCCAAGGGTCAGGCGACCCGGAGGAGGACCGAGCCCACCGACAGGATGTCCGAGGCAAGTGCCCCAGTGACCGAGATCCTCACCTCGTAGATCTTCGTTGTGTCCTTCAGGTTGCCGGCTGCCGAGCCCACTGTCAGCGGGGAGCTGATGACCTGTGTCGGCGTGGTGCTGGTCGTCTGAAGGAGGCCGTTCGTGACCGCCTCTCCGTCCGTGACGTTGTACAACTGCACCGACCCGGTGATCAAGGCGTTGGAAACGCTGAGCACCGCCTCGAAGCGATAGGTGCCAGTCTCTCCGTAGAAGGACGGGAGGAACTGGAACTGCCCGATGGCCTTGGTCCCACTGGGGTTGTCCACAGCCTCGGTGTCGGCGATCTGGAAGCGTGCCCGTTGGAGTAGGCCTCGGATCGCGGTCATCGGGGAGTCGAACGGCATCAGTGTCTTCTCACAGGTTGTAGCGAACACCCTCAAAAGTGTGCTGATCACCCGTAACGGCCGGTTGGTTCGCACTTCCCATTCCCACATTCCCGCTGGAACTGAAAATGGTTGCCGGGCGACCTTCGCTGACTAAGCCAACCTCGTACTGGGCAGCCACGAGCACATCGTTGAAAGGCTTGATGATGGTGGGGACCGTAAACAGCGTGGAGGATGGTGCTCCACCAGAGGCGAAGGCACCACCCCGGAGTTCTACGGTGTTGTCCGGGTGTACACGGTACGACAGCACGGCGAAGTCGTTTGGACCACCAGCCCCAGCATTTACCCATCCAGTTCCGAACGCCGTGATGGGGATCCAAGGACCTGGACGGACCGCATCACTGTTGCTGAAGAACTCGGCCATCTGGGACTCCGCCTACAAGGTTCGGGACCGATAGAGGATTTGGATGTGCATCCCGCTCGCCGTGAGATCTCCGTTGTTACTGGCGAAGCTGAACCGAATGCGTGACCCTGTGAGACGATTGAGGAGGCTCGTTGTCGCCGTGAGCGACACAGACGTGAGCACTGCCGCTGACAGCGAAGTCAGGTCGAACGTCGCTGCCGAGAGGATGCCACTTCCGTCGGCATCCACCGCCAGGGTGTAGGTTCCAGCGGTCACCGGGACGGTGTGGGCATAGACCTTGATGCCAACGATGGTGACGTTCCTCGGAACGAAGAAGAAGTTGGTGACCGTGTTCCCTGGGGAAACGGCCACCCCGGTCCCGTACTGCTCCACCGCTGGACCGACGGGAATCCAGTTGACGCCCGAGGTCGGGGATACGAGCTGCCGTGTGTAGAGGGCCGGCTCCGAAGCCGTGACCCTGACCTGCCCATTGGACAGGGCCGAGAAGCCTACCTGCTCGTACCCGAACGATTGGCGGACTCCTGGGTCCGCCGTGGGAAGGGTGAGTGTGATCGTATCATCTACGTTGTAGCGAAGGTCACTTGATGTGAACCCAGACCTCCGAGGACGACTTGTCAGCGGAACCGCAAAAGTCCCGTAAATACGGGGCACCCCGGGCGTTGCATTGATCCGGCAGACGATGATGACCGCGTGGCCGCGGACAGCGGTGTTGGTGTGGATGCGGGTGAGGTCGATGACCTTCACGGCCCGGAACCTGGCACTGTCCGTCTCGATGGCTGTCGCGAGATTGGTCAGGGTAATCTTCACATCCCCTGCGTTGATCCCAACATCGAAGGCCCCAGCGGGCACGGTCTTGAAGGTGAAGGTCTCGGCCGGGTTGAACCCGTCGTTGAGGACGAGGATGTCCCCATTGGAGGGGTTGGTGGTGGCAAGGGTCGGATCGAAGAAGAAGATCGCAGCCGGAAGGATGTTCCCGACCGTCGAAGCCTCAAACTGGAGACGGTGGAGAAGGGTCCGCTCGATCCCGAGATGCGACACCCGGATGGATGACCCACTGCTCGCTGGCCGGAAGTAGAGGTTGCCGAGATCGAGCCCGCCCGTCCCATTGGAGACGAACAACCCACCTTCCGTTGCCCCTGTTGTCGGAACCGATGCCTGATCGAACACCACTGCCGTCGGGTCGATGATGCCAGTGACGGTGAGTTTCCCGTTGACGATGACCGCTCCGGCGGCTCCTGGGAACATCTCGATGTCGCTGGCTGCTCCGGTTGACCGCAGGACCACGTCGGTCTGGCCAACGATCTCATCGCCCGTGGTCAGCTCGATGTCGGTGCCACCCGTGATGTTCCCGATGAGCAGGGTCGTGGCCAGGTCTTCAACAATCGGCCCACCACCTGTCGCCGGGTTGAACACCAACTCGACGTAGATGCCTTCCCCATTGAACCCGGGGTTGTTCGAGGTCAGGGCAATGGTCCACCGGTCGAGCGTCGCAAAGAGTAGATCGGCAGCCACCCCCGTCAGACCCACTGGGGTCACCGTGGCGGCCACCAACGTGTTCATGTTGAACGAGGCTGCCGAGAGTACCGTGTTCCCCGTGGCGTTGTTGGTCACCGTGAGGGTGTACGTCCCCACGGAGTTGACCGTCTGCATGTAGACCCGGACGCCGATCAGCTCACAAGCGATGGGTGCCCAGCCCCGGTACCTGACGGTGTCGTTCGGGATCTCCGGCATGTTCTTGTGGTAGACGACCGGGGCGATGGCGGCGAGGGCGGCCACCTCGTCGATGGCGTCCTGGACGTTCTCGGCCGTGAGCCCCGAGGCGGTGTTGTCGTAGAAGACGGTCTTCGCCTTGGTGAGGGCCTCGTAGGTTGGCGATCCACCAGGGAACGTCGTGGCCGTGTAGATGACAGACCCGAGCTTCAGGTCATCCGCCCCAGTCAACCCTGTGATGTCATAGAGGATGCCCCCGGACAACCTGGAGAACCTGATCTCCAGCTCCACATCCCCGGCGAACGCAACGGATGTGGGGTTGACTGCGACCGAGGTACCTCCTGCCGTCTCGATGTCGCAGTTCTGGACGTTCATCTCCTCGGCCATCGAGGAGATGCCGGTGCCCGAAGCATGGGTCGCGAAGATTTTGGAGTTGTAGACCTGGCAGGTGAGGCCCGTAGCCAAGGAACCTGCGGGGTTGACGCTCAGCCCGCTGGGGCCTGAGATGACGCAGTCCTGGAAAATCCCGACGGTGGATGCCCCGGCCTGGCGGTATGCCGACCGTGTTGCCGCCCCGGCCGAGTTGTGAATGAGGGTGGACCGGATGACATCGACGGTCCCGCCGGTCAGAGAGAGGGCAGCTCCTTGGGAGGCATGGGTGCCATTGGACTCGATCCGGCAGGCGTAGACCCTCAGCGTCCCGTCCCCGGCCTTTCCGAGGGTGTGGACTGGTGTGTTCGCGTTGTTCTCGATGTGGAGGTTCGCCAGGAGGAGCTGCTGGGCCGTGGCCGTTGTGGTGGCCGTGTGTGTTCCTTCAACGACCACAGCCTCGGAGACCTGCCCATCAGGGTTCCCCGGCCACCCGAGCACATGGACGAAGGGGGCGAGGGTGAGGTTCTCGATGTAGCGGCCCGGCCGGACCAGGATGACCCACTGGGAGGCGTCGGTGGGGGTTTGGGCTACGGCCGCGTCAATGGCTTCCTGGATGGTGTCGTAGTCGGCGTAGTTCTCCGTCCCGTCGTTGGCGTCAACGTAGAACACTCGCCCCGAGGAGACGAGGGGCTTGACGAAGTTCAGGAGGGTCAGCAGGTTCGCGTTCTGCTCGTTCGCCCACCCCTCTGTGTCCACATCGACTGGGATGACTCCCGTTTCGTCTCGCCGCTCCCCAGCGGCGATGAGGTGGAGTTGCCCGAAGACGGTCAGAGCCCGGAGTCGGACGTACTGCACGTCCTCGGAAGGGAGAGCGGCGTCCACCACGAGGCGGACCAGGTACGACCCCTCCAAGTCCACTGTGAAGGAGCCAGGGGAGACCGCAGCCGGGTTGCCCGAGAACGTGGCTGTCGAGCCCTCGGGGGCAAAGGTCAAGGTCCAAGCGTAGGTGGTGGCCGCGTCGAGAGCGGCCACGGTAACGATGTCCCCGATGATGAGGTCGTCACGACTGACCTCATCGAGGGGGAACAGTGCGTTCCGCAGGCTCCTGATCCTGGCGGCCATCCAGCTTCCTCCGAGGGGCTCTACCTGGGTTCTGGCTATAGGGAAGCCACCGCCTCACAGGGGGCCTTGGAAACAGCCCGGTCGGGTAGGTCGAAGTTGTGTCTGCCAGCGACCGCCTCGACCACCTCCGAACAACCCGAGCCGAAGGATGCACCCGATGCCCCCTTCACCATGGCCGGAACCGGCTGGTGTTCGGGGTGGGGGACCCTGGAGCTGCCATCGTTCTTGCTGGGGAAGCTCCTGGCGAAGATGATAACCGATCTGGGGAGCCCTTCACGGGTCCAGCCGGACGGCTCCTCGATGACCTCCTCGGCCGAGTCAACCTTCGGCGGAGCGAGGTCTACATCCTGAACACCGTGAAGTGTTTCCCAGGGGAAACCATAGTGGATGCCCGCTCAGTACAGCGCGTCTACCGGCGATGGTATGAGGGTCCGGGTGTTCTTGTGGAGACCGCCGCCGGCCACAAGTTGACCGGAACCCCTAACCACCCTGTACTCACACGGCAGGGCATGGTTCCCCTGCACCTTCTGGTAGAAGGCCAACACCTTCTCCGCTGCCCCCGCCCCCAAAAAATGGGCCTGTGTGACCCACACATAGAACACATGCCAGCCCCACTCAAGGAGATCTATCGCACGTTGAAGGCGGCGGGGGTCAGTCAACGGGTTGCTGGTAGCGACATGGATTTCCACGGCGACGGGAACCAGGGCCAGATCGATATTGTAGCCCTGGACCGGGAGTTGAGGCACTGGCACCAACCCCCTAGCCAGAAGAAGACCTTCCATGAACCCTTCGCCTCGTCCCACAACCCCTTCCGGGTTGTGGTGGATGTGCCGTGCCCGAGTCTGTTTCCGCTTGGCCACAGCCTCGCTCGTCCACAACACCCCCTTGGCCAAGGACACCAAACGAGCCTCGCGAGTCAGCTCTCTCAGGTTTTCAGCAGTCATGGCCTCCAGGCGTTTGCGGTTGGCAGCACCCCGACCGCGGAGGCTTACACCGGCTTGAACCAAAGTCCGCTGCACCACCCGTTCATGGCATCCAAGCGTTTGCGACAGCCTTTGGATGGAGACCCCATCCAAGTAGGCCGGCACCACCAGCTCTGGAGCCAGGACGATCCGCCCCCTTCGTCCCGAGAGACGTTGGGATTCCCCCCGAGTTCTCAAGGGCACATCCCTACTATGCAGGAAATGCTTGACGGTGAGGGCCGAAGCTCCGAGTGCCGCCCCGATATCCTCAAGAGTCCACCCCCCGAGATACAGGCTGACCGCATCTCCCGCGTCCAACAGATCGAACTTCGTACCCATGTGTACACCTTGGAGACTTCGGAAGGGTGGTATACCGCAAATGGGTTTGTTGTGTCAAACTGCCGACCACCGGACAACCGCACCCCTGAACCCGATGAGCTGGCCGCCTGCTCACCGTTCCTCCACCTTCAACTCGCCATCATCCATCCGAGGGTCATCGTCGCCCTCGGCGGGGTGGCCGGCCGGTACCTAACCGGGGAACAGGCAACTGCTGCCGTTGGGTCGCTCCGACGACAAGACTGGCTCTACCAGAACGGCACCACCCACTTCGCGTGCCCCGTCATCGTGACCTACCACCCCTCCTACATCCTCCACAACCGAAACGAGCCGAAGAAGGCGAAAGAAGCTGCATTGATGGTCATCTCGGATCTGGGGAAGGCCATCCGCATCGCTTCTGGGGATTAGGGGGTCCATCGGGGCCATTCCCGCGTAGTACCTGTAAGAACGGGGGAGAACATGGCCCTGCGATGCTACAACTGCGGTTTCGAGGCTTCGGACAAGGACAAGGCGGTATTCCTCCGGAACCAGGGTGATGACCGCCACACCTGGGTTCAGTTCTGCTGTCCCCAGTGCGTCAACGTCAACCCGCCCGTGGTCGAGGTGCCCCTCTGCTTTGGTGAGCGGGCCCCCTTCGAGGAGCCTCGGTGGGAGGTCAAGGAGTCCCCTTACGGCATCTACGTCGCCGTCACCTTCAAGAAGGGCGGTGGGTTCTCCAGCCCGATGGTGCCCCAGCATCAGCTCTGGAACGCCCCGGCTTCCATCCTCCGCCCTGGACTCGAGGGCACTGTCGCCAACTACTCCTCGCGTCTCCGCTCCGAGGGGGAGGCCAGGTCGGCTGCGTTCAAGGCCGATTGCGACGCATGGCGGGCTGCAAACCCGGCTCCCATGATGTTCCAGCCGACCTACCAGGCGTGGGTGGAACGCCACACGGCCACCATGGAAGCCTTCCGCAAGCAGCACAAGGTCGGGGACTACTTCGGAGGGGAAGCCTACGATGGTCCGACCCTGATGCAGCGGGCCGGGCTTACCCGGAGGCTGGTCCGGGTCGCCTGAACCCGGAGTCAGAGGAAGAACTGCTCCGACACGTCCTCGCCGGTCTTGGTCCGGGGGAACCTCACCCCGAGTCGGTCCACGGTGACCTTGTAGGACTGACCCACCACCGAAGCCACAGGCATCCGTCGCTCCACTCGAAGGAGTGATGGAGAGACCCGAACCTGGGTCGCCGGACCAGTCACATCGTCCGCTCCGAGCAAGCCCCCGTTGGGACCGAGAAGGATGTCGAGACGGTAGGAGCCCGCATTGGGGCCTGCCAGGAAGGTGAGGATCTCCCCCTCCTCAGCCAGTGCCCAGTTCTGGGAGGCAGCCGTGATCACGTCCCCAGCCACGGTCGCCGTTCCAGCCAGGCCACTCGGAGAGGTCGTGTAGGCCCGAGGTGTGGTGTCCACCCCAATCGGGAAGGCCCGCACGTCGATGACTCGGTAGCGACCCGCATTGACGCCCGCTGTGATGTGCAGCACAGCCCCCACTTGCACGGTGGCGAAGCTCAAGGTTGGGTCGGTGAACAGGGTGCGGTCGGCGAGCGTGTCTCCGGTCCCGAGGATCTCCTTCACACCGTAGCAGTTCTTCCGGAGGTCGTCGTAGTAGTAGGTGTTCAGCTCCCACGACATCCCGTTGGTGTCGTCGGCGGGATGACCCTCGAAGGCGTCGCCGAAGGTGTCTCGGAATAGGTGTCGGTACTCGAACAGCGTGTGGGCTGGCTTCAGGGCTTCGAGGACGATTTCGACGTTCCCTTGGATGATGAACGGGTTGCCGGGTGGGAAGCCCTCGATGTTCAACTCCATCTCGAATTGGTTGTCGATGGTCCAGGCACCGTTGGGGTCACGTTGAACCGAGTGGAGGAACTTCTCGATCAGCTCCACATTTACGCCGGTGACGGTTTCGGTCCCCTCCTCGACAACTGCTGCGGTAGACCCGCGGAGGAGGAACAGGACCATCTTGTGCAAGAACGCCCGATACGTCGTGTCGCCGTCGATGAGAGGGGCCCCGTTTCGCTCATCGGCCCCCGGGAACACCAGGGTGCCGAGCACTTCCCACAGGAACTCGGTGCGGGTGAGGTCGAAGTCGGAGTCCTTCCCAACCTCCCCAGCGAGGATCTGGATGGCTGCGAGCTGCTCGGCAATGGCCTGAAACTGGAGGGTGTACCAGGGACCGTTGGTAACGGCGACGTAGTTGGACGGGAGGAGGCCCAGGAAGGTCCGCATGATGTCGTTGACGAGGGCCTGCTTCTTCCGCTGATAGTCCTGCCCAACCTCCCGGACCGGAGCCGGGTTCTGAGCCAGGCTGTACGGTGGGTTGAAGGGGTTGTCCTTGGGGTCGTGACCCATCCCTACTGCTCCTGGTCATAGGTGAACAGGAAGTTGCCTACCACCAGGTACTCGGCATCCCCAGGGTTGATGTCCTTGGCTCCCGAGTCTGCCCCTACGATGTAGGTGACGGCGTAGTTGTGGTTCACTGGGGAGTCTGATGGTGGGGTGGAGACAAGGACCCGGTTCCCCGTGAGATCCTTCCGGGTCTGGAGCTTTTGCTCAGAGCTGAGCGACCCCAGGGTGACATCATCGCTGTAGCCGGGAATGGAGGCCCCTTCCGCCCCGATGATGTAGGTCCGGCCGGCCACGATCCCAAGCGATGTCAGCAGGGCATTTGCTCCGAGGAGGTCGAGAAACACGTCGTCCTGAACGACCCCACGGAACTCGGTCGTAGACCCCCCACCGTTCGTGGTGGCGGCGTCCAGCTTCTCCTTGATGAGCCACACAAGCACCGATTCCGTTGACAGCTCCACCAGAAGGACGATCTCGGCAGCCAGGTCCGTGGTCAGATCCTCACGAACGACCTGGGAACCTTCGCCCCGCACCATCTTCGTGATCGGGACGACGACGTAGGAGACCCCCGAGGTGTTCTCGATGATGTTGATGATGTCCGACTGCCGGGAGGGGTCCCCAAGCCGGAGGTTGGTGAGGAAGTTCTCGATGTTCGTTCGGAGTGCTGGGTCCACGTCCGACTGGTCCTTGCCCTTGTTGAGGACGATCGTGGCCTGCAGTTCTAGGGGGACTGGGACGGCCTCCTTGACGATCACATCGGCCGTGGCATGACGCCGAACCTCAATCGCGTCCTGCGTGACTGAGATGACCAGGTTCGTCAGGTAGGTCACCGTGAAGTTCTCGTCGTGACTGTAGGAGATGAGGACCGTCTGCCCTGAAGCGATGTCACCACCCTCGATCCGCTTGATGGACAAGGCCGTGGTCTGGTCGCCGAGGATGATGGTGTAGTCAGGGTCTCCAGAGGGGTCGTTCGGCCCCTTGTAGGTGATGGTCCCATCCTCGTTCGTGACCACGATCGTCAGGAACACCGCACCCAAGCTGTCCACGAACTCGGGGAACTCACCGATGAGGACGTGTGACTCGTCCTCTACCGTGATCAGCTCCCCAGAAGGGACCATGTTCCCGTCTGTGTCCTCGAACGGAACGATCTCCAGGAAGTCCCCAGCCAAGGAGGACCGACCCTTCTCCAAGGGCGGGTCCGGGTGGTGTAGGGCAAAGGATGTCGCCGGCAACACCCCCGACACAACACCGGTGACAGCCGTGACCTCCGACACTGGCTGTCTGGGGAACACGAAGACGGTGCCAACCCGCCTCCGGTATGACCCGAGCACGACATCTGTGAGGTCAACTGGGGGCTGCACCACGTCGGCCGAGAGCCTGATCGTATCGAACGAGGTGATCGTCACCCCAGTCAGATCGAACACCTGGCCGGTCGAGGCGTTGCGGAACTCATAGCCGGCCTCTGGGAAGTCGAGCATCTCGACGATGGGGTTCTCGGACGACAGGTTCGGGTCAATGGCTCGGAACTCCAAGTCGGCCGGAGTCGAGACCAGAACGAACTGCACGTCCTGGGCGATCTCGAAGGTGAACGCAAATGAGTCGGTGACCGTCGCCACGTTCTCCCCGATGACCCACACATCAACCTTTCCACCCCGATGGACCCCATCCTCGTCGAGGTCCCGCTGCATGAGGGGGTGTCCGGCCTGCACCACGTTGGCCTTGACGACGCCGGGGACATCTGCCGCCGTTTGGAGATAGCCACGAGCCGTACCGGCATCGACCGATGCGAGCCGGTTACGGGCACGTTCCACGAGCTGATGGTTGGTTTCCTGGTCCTGTCCCCCGAACATCGCAGCCGAGTTCGTAACCGAAACCCCCGAGACAGCCGAGGAGATGGATCGGACCTGTCCAGCCCCCACGTTCCCCGCCGACCCAACGGTGGCGGCCTTGACTGGGACCGTGACCTGGAACCGGCCCGAGACTGGGTCGAAGAAGGAGGCGATCTGGTTCAGCGGGATAGACGCGGCTCTCGTTGTCCGGTACGTCCGGCTGCCGCCTGCCACCACCGTCCCCAAGGGGAACTGCAACGTGCGTGTCGGCCGTGATCTCGTGAAGAAGGTCACCTCACCTTGAGCGGACCGCCCAGGCCGACGGAACACGCCGAAGTTCGAGGCGTAGGACTCGATGGCCGAGTCGATCAACGCCTGGACATCCGCGTTGTTGGTCAGCAGGAACGCCTTCTTCAACGCCTGCTTGTAGGCCGAAGTTGTCACGGAGATTGAAGTCCCGGAGCCCGTGGGGTCGTCGATGGTGAGGAGCTGGGTTGGTGACCGGGCTCGGTGCAGGAAGTCGAGAATGAACCGGAGCCTCTCTGTCTCGGAGGAGTGGGGGTCGATGACCGTTTCACGGAGCGTGGCCCCTTCTTCGACGCGAATCTGTGGGTTCGACCGGAAGACCGAGGTGATGAAGTCCCGAACGAGAGCCTGACGGCTCACTGTGGGGAACGAGCCCAAGGTGGCGGTGATGCGGAGGGGTTGAGCCACGACCTCCTGGGAGAAGGAGGACTCGAACTCGACGTTGGCCAGGGCATCAAAGAACACCGCGGTCACGACGTAGTAGAGGAGTTCCTCCGCCGATAGGGCTGCAAACGTGCTGTTGGAGATGGTTGCAGGGTCACTGTTTGGGCCAGCCAGTCGGTTGTGGTCAAAGCCAAAGGTCTGGATCTCACGGACAGACTCGATGGTGATGGTAGTCCGGATCTCCCTCACGGTCTCTGCAATCGCAACTCGCTCGTTCAGGTCCAACTGGATGACGGTGAGGTCTTCATCTTCCTGCTGTCCTGTGACTCGGAAGAACAGGGGGTCTGCCACCGGGTCACCATTGATGTCCACGACGACACCGGAGTCCGTCTCGATGGTGGAGATGGGGGATAGCTCCTCCGTGGTCGTGCCCTCACTGACCGTTTCGAGGTTGATGCGGCGGTAGCCCGAGTTTCCCCCACCCTCATCGATCGAGGCATAGAAGTTGAACCCTTGGAAGCCCTCGTCATCGAGGCCCTCCACGTCGATGCGGATCTTCCCGTCGAGCTGCGTGACCGAGATGTTGGTGGGAGGAGCAGCCACGATCCCGATGTCGGCCTCTTGCACCAAGGTCACGACAGCTTCGGCAGGAGCCGACACGGAACCCGAAGCATCCACTGAACGGACCTGGATGCTGTTCCTCCCGGGAAGAAGATCCAGACCATCAGGGAAGGCGGCTGGGTTCGGAACTGTCCAGATGGTCCCCTCGAACACCACGAGGTCTGCATCGTTGGTGAATCCTCCCCCCCGGATCGACACCTCGACATCCACCGTGTCGGCACCGATGGTCCCGGTGAAGAAGCGGCTCTGCAGCGTCGTGCTGAACCGCAACAGTGTGCGTTCTACGCCGTCAGGACCCGTGATGGTGGGAGTGGTTGCCATGGTTATTCGAGGAACCGCTTGGATTCAGCGGGTGTGAGCCCAGTGGTGTCCAGTCCGAGGGAGAGGTTGTTGGTTCCGGCGAGGGCTACCGCCCCTGGGGTGGAGAACACGATGGAGAGCTGTACTGGCTTCCCAGTGTTGTTCGACACCACCACATCCACGAGGAAGATGGTCTGGTCGGACTTGTGAGGCAGGACTTCTACCGACAGCACCGTGGCCAGCCGCTCTTTCAGCGTCACCTTCTGGTACTTGGCCTGCTGTCCCTGAAGGGTCTGCATCCGCTGCATGGCCGTCACCACGTCCTCGCGGATGAGCGTCGCCGTAGCCCCGACCGCCTTGGCCCCGATTCGGTCGAGCAACTTCGAGCCATAGGCGGTGTGGAACGGGTTGGACCCCCGCCTGGTCAACAGGATCTTCAGGGCCGCCTGGTAGAGCAGGTTCTCGTTCTCGATGGTGATCAGCTCCCCTTGGAGGTCGAACCGCCAGTCGTTCTCAACGTAGGTGCCACGACACCGCAGGCACCGTTCGGGGTTGGACGCATAGGTCATCTTGAACGTCGGGTTCATCCGGATCGTTTTGACGAACTTCGGGTACCTGGCGTAGGTGACGACCTGACCGTTCCGGTTGACGGCTGGGAGGATGTCTTCTCGCTTCTCGTACACCCAGCCTGGGTAGATCTCCGCTCCCCGAGCAGCTCTCTGCCCGCCGAACCCGATGCTCTTGGCAGCCCGCCCTGAAATGGCGATCTTGGACTCGGGGCCGACTTTCGCCACATCCACGAACACGAGGTAGCCATCGTCGTTGTCCACCACGATGTCAGTGAAGGTCGATCGAAACAACCGAACAAGCGTGTCGGTCGGCACCCGTTGCCCGATGGGAAGTCGGAAGGTCCGGGTCTCGGTGCTGCTCGTCACCGTCAAGACGTTGGCATCGACCGTCAACCCGTTCTCGGCGATGCACCCCTGGATGACGAAGGGGCCGGACAGTGCCCCCTTGAGACTGGCCTGGGAGAACAGGCCAGACGGGGGGATGTAGAACTGGTTGTTGGCGATCACGCGGACCAGGTTCGTGTTCCCGATCGGAGCCCTGGGCACCAGCGACCGTCGATCGGATCCCAACGCGACCGGCTCCTCGATGACGAGGTGCGGGCAGGAATGTCCGAGCTGGGGGTCAACCGACATCGGAACTCCCCTGTTTGTCAGAACTCAATTTCTCATAAGCGGCCCTCCGAGCGGGGGACCACGGCCTTCCCTTCATCGCCACGCTGATCTTGGCTTTTGTTGCCTCAGATGAACGACGTGCTTTCAGCATCTCACGGCTGTGGCTCTGGCATGGCTTCCCCCGATTCGCCAAGCCGATCTTCTTCTTGGCTTCTTCGGTGTGGTGACGTCCTGTCCACGCTGCGGTGGCTGCAACAGGATGTTTCCCTTGGAGAGCTGCGGAGATGTTGGCCCGGTGATCATCCGGGAGCACTCCCCTTGGGATGCCACGCAAGGCTTCGGATAGTCGACGGCAATGCTCCTCAGTGAAGACATAATCCGACTCCTGATGCCCCAGGAGCATCTTCTCCTTCATCCCAGAGTTCCACCTTGCCTTGGAAGCCGCACCGATCTTGGCCCGAGCGGCAGCATCGGGCGTGTACCCTTGGAAACTACCAGCCATAGGGAGGGTGTTGTAACCAGACCAAGCAGCTCCCAAGAGATCCATGAAGTACTGTTCCTGACTTTCCAGGAGAGCCGGATCCTTCACCTCCTCCAACACCGCGAACTCAAACCATCCCAACCCGTGGGCATCCCAGTCTTCCTGCATCTTCGGGGATCCTCGCCCAGCCCGTAGTTCCTTGAGGTGGTCACGCCATCGCCCACGCATCCTCCTCGACTGGCCAACATACACCCTTCCGTTCCTTACGTTCTTGATGGCGTAGATGCCCATGCGAGGGAGATCAAACGGAAACTTGTCCCCGGGAGAGAACCAGAGAAGGTGTCCGAGCTGGGGGTCGATGCTCACAGGGTTGGCTCCGAAGGGCTCGTTACCCACGCACATGTATAGGCCGCATACCGGGTCAGAGGGCGGTGTTGGCCTCCTCGTCGTCGTCGTCCAGTAGGTTGGGGTGACTTCCCAGGGCCTCCTCGTTCGGTGTGCTGAAGTCCGGGGTGTTCGTCTCGTCCATCGTGTAGAAGAGGGAGTCGATGGTCGCCACGATGTTGGCCACAGAGAGGGTCGTGTCAAAACGAACCTCGTCCTTGAGGGGGATTTCCGAGGAAACTCCAGCCGCGGCCATCACGATGGCTTCCAGCTCCTCGTTGAGCTGCTCGCGGAGGTCACACAGTTTGATGATGCGGTGCTCGATGTCGTCCCTCTTGGTCCGGATCTCCTGCCGGAGCCATTTCCTTGCCATGTCCACGGAGATGCCAATGGAGGCATCCGGGACGACTCGGGGTCCACCCACTCGGGCGGTGTAGTCCTTCTTGAGGGAACCATCACCGCCCTTGAACCTCTCTCCTGGGGTGTAGGTACCGGACTTCGGGTACATGACACCGCCGGACGGTTGAGACTCGGTTGCTGCCTGGTCAGGGTCGGTGTCATCCAACACGACTGCCTGATCTGGAGTCAAGAACATCGAGATGTCGAACGGGTTGCCCCCCTGGGCGACATATGCCTGCACCAACTTCGCCAGCGAGGAGCCTGGGGTAACAGAGAACCCAAGCCGCGTCTCCGTCACCGTGGTGACCCCCTCATCGTCCGTGGTCGAGGCGTAGATGATTTCCACATCGCCAATTCGGGTCAGCTCTGAACGAATGACCGACATACGCTCCCCAACATCCCGACGTTCTTCGAGGATGAAGCGGCGGTAGGCCCTCCATGACCCCTGCCTGAACGTCCCCAGCCAGCGAAACGCCATCTACTCAGCCTCCGGGAATAGTGAGGCCAGGAGTTCGGCGAGGACCGTTGGAAGCCCACCAGCGAGAAGCACCACCCCGGCCCCGTAGGTGCCAAAGGTTATTTCGGAGTCACCCACTTCGAGATCTTCCGAGGCTGTGGAGTCCGACGGCTTGTTGTCGGCAGAGATGAGTGCCTGCAGGATGCCATCGGTCCCGTTGGCTGTGACGATGAGTGCTGACATCGCTGGCAGATTGAAGCCCGTCAAGGCGTCGAGCAGGCCGTTGATCCGAACAATCAACGCCTGGAGTTCCAGGATGCGGGCCTGAAGAAAGTTGATGTAGGCGATGATGATGTCCACGAACCCCTTGATCCCGGCCTGGATGGCCTTGACCCAGCGAAGGATCTCGTCCAGAAGGGCCTCAATCGGTGGGAGACCTTGTGGGAACAACCGAAATGCCTTCCAGTCCCCTGACTTGTTCCGTTGGAGGGTGACCACACAAGCCGCCACATTCAGCACGGCGGCTGCCGAACCGTACACCTCACTGGTGATGACGTTACGGCAGAAGGACACCTGATGGGGGATTGGGAGTGAGTAAATAACAGGGGACATGTCGGCAGACCCCTGCCCCTCCAACCACCCGACCTTCAGGACAACCTTCTTTTCCCTGAAGAAGGGTGCCCGAGCTGGCTTGGGGCCAATTTCAGCCCGGTACAAGGCTCGCGTAGCCCTGTCGTTGCGCCCCAGACACAAGGGGTTGAGGGCGATGCCCGAGTCGACGTTGGAGGCTTCGAGCGACTCCAGAATCGTGAGGTCAGGGAGGCCACTCTGCGTTGACCACTTGAACTCCAGCAGGGGTTTAGCAAGCTCCACCACGGTCTTCTCCAACTCCCCCATAGGTCCGGTCGTTCGGTAGATGTAGTTCGCGAAAACGCGGCACCTACGTCGTAGGTTACGCCTGAAGTCTTCAGGGGCAACACTCAGCTTGCCATAGTAGGTGGCCCTGTTTTCCTTGATCAGTTGGGGGATGAGGAAGCGACCCACCTCCTCCAGACCCGTAGCGGCGGCTGCCTGCCCGTCCGCAAAAACGGCCTCCCCAGCAGCCACAGGGAGGTCACAACGGGCAAGCACGAGGACGGCCAAAGCGGCCGTGATTGCGTTGATGTAGTCCAAGGTTGAAGTGGCCGGGAACGTGACTTCGAGAGGCTCACTCGGCAAGCCCTTGTCCCCAACATTGAAGTTGAGGCCGGTTGTCAAGAGAACAGTCCCAGGCCGTTCTGCCTTGGTTGATACGTCATTTGCAGTTGTTTCCCAGAGGATCAAGGGTGCAGTCAACGCCCCGGTCTTTCCCTGCCCCCCAGTGGTTACAACCTCATCCACAATGGTTTCCGTCACTTGGGAGATCCTGACATACACCGTGGTTGCTGGAGAATCTCCGTGAGCAGTTCCCTTGACCTTCCCATCCCCCTGAACCTCAAAATCAGCTTCCCAAGGCATGTCCTCATGAGCCAGGGTTGCCGCAAACCCCTGTCCAGGAGCAGCCACATTGAGGAACCCTGCCTTCACAAAGAAAGCCCTTTGCAGCAGGTATTTTTCCCCGTCTAGCATTGCCCCAATGGGGATGGGGTTGTTGTCGGAGGAGTCTCGGTAGGCGTAGAGTCTGGTCACCCGGTTCGTGCCGTCCACGTCCTCCTTGAAGGGGGCATTCATCAAGTCACCAACGTCGATCAGGTCGGGACCACCGTAGAGCCGGAAGGGCAGTCCCGTTCGAGGGTCACGAATCAGTCCTTGACGGCGAGTGTTGATCCCTGGCCCCACTGGGGTGTTTGCTGCATAGGTGTCATAGGCCAGGAACAATCCATCACGCAACGTGGAGACCTCGATGAGGAATCCCTTGGGTCCAGGGGCCATGAACCGTGCCGCCTGGCTCGTGGGAGCCATGACCCATCGGAGGTTGGCTTGGTTCGGAACCTCACCCTCACGCAGGGCTCCCGTGAGTTGCTTGAATGCCGAGAGTGGGGCTCCTTCCACGCCGTAGGTGACCTGAAGGGAGACAGGCACCGAAGTCACCCGCATGTCGACTCGCTGGCCGAAGAACGCGAGTATTGCCTGGATGATCTTAATGAGTTGAGCGAGGCCCGAAATGTCCACCGAGACGTAGATGAAGATGGCAATGACGGCGGACCGTGAGGTGAACGCCGGACGGGTTGGGTCCTGCCGGTTCACGAGGCGTCCGATCATCCGCCGCTCGTAGGCCGTGTACCCACCGATGATGTCGCTGAAATCGGGGGGGTCTAGTTCCAAATCCCCCGAGATGTAGATGCCGATCTGCCGAATGTCGTTCAGCAGAGCCTCGATCTCCGCGATGATGGCGTTGATCAAGGCATCAAGGGGGTTCAAGAGCCCTGCGATGAACGCCTTCACGATCTGGAGGACGGCCAGAATGATGTTGAGGATGGCGAGCAGGGCGTTCAGAAGGGACTGGATCGTTTCGATCACATCCGTGAACACGTCCGGGATACCCGGCTGAACTATGGTCCAACTCCCGGTGGCCACTAGGCACCTCCCCCGTGCTTTGCACGCATCAAGACCTCGTGCAGCTCGGAGAGTTTGTCCTTGTCCTTCCCAACCTGCCCTTCAAGAAGGGTTCGGATCTTGACCAGGAGTTCCTTGTACTTCTCGATCCGAGGCGGCTGGACAGTCCTTCCCCCCGCAGCTCCCCAGGTGTCATGGGGGATGCCAAGCTCATCGAGCTTCGCCCGAAGCTCGTCAAGGGTCATCGTGGAAGGGTCAAACGACAGGGAAGTCTCCTACACAGGTGAAGTCAATAGGCGAACTAGGTCTTATCGAGGCCCTCCTGCATGCGGAGCAGGTCTTCCTGCTCCTTGAGACGACGCGGGAGATCGAGGTCAAACCGTTGAACGGCCATGAGTGTGCCGTTCACACGCTCGGACCGGAACCGAACCCAGGCGAAGCGAAGCTGCCGGAGCCGGTCCTCCACATCGAGCACGCCCGAGACCAGGTCGGGCAGGACGGGACGGCCATCCCCATCCTCGAACGTCGAGTAGGGTATCCCTCCCGAGAAGGGTGGCACCTCGGAGTCGAGGCGGTGGTCGAGCACCCAGAACCGACGGTCGAGTACCGAGAGACAGTCCGACGTGTTGGCGAACGGGGAAGTGTCAGTGACCCCCGCCAAACCTGTCACGAACGAGTTGTGGATGATGCCCAACCCGTCGTCGGGGATGGTGGTGCTCCCTACATCCGAGATGTGCTCGTCCCGCTGGAAGATGTAGTAGTCCCCTGACTTCCCACCAGCCATCGGGGTCTCCATCTCCTCCAACCAAGAGAGCATCCGTTCCCGGATGAACAGGACGAGGTCGATGGACTCATTGGCCAGAAGGGTCGTGGGCCGGATGATGCGGTAGCTGAACGGTTCGATGGACTGCTGGTTCCCCTTGTACGAGTTGGGGTCAAGGGAGGAGGCACCTGCGGGGGCTGTCGGACGGAGATCCTGCTGCCCCTCGGTATCCCCAGCCCCACTTGTAGGGGTCGTTGAGCCAGAGATGGTCGGCAACACTGCGTACTCGGTGGACCCCGAGCCGAAGGTCACGTCGGAGCCATCCTCGCCAGAGAACTCCGAGGCCCCGGAAACGACCAGGTGGGTCGAGAGCACCTCCACGACCCGGTAGAACCCACGGTTGTCGTCCAGCTCAAAGGGCTGGCCATCATCGTAGGGCAGCCCTGGTCCACGCCCTGGGACCGACTGGTCCCCAAACGGCCTGGACCCCTGCTCGGGTGTTGTGGCTGGTCCTGTAGGCCCTTCCAGGTCACCCGCAGGGTCGATGAGAACGACGTCCCCCACCTGGATGCCCAGGGCAGTGAAGTCGGCGACGGTGGTGTCCTTCAACTGGTTGAACACGTCCACACGACCGCCATCGCCTGTCGTGGGGTTGGCCACGGTCTCGTAGACGAGTTCCTCGGTGATGATGGAGAGGAGCTGCTCGTTGGACTGCTCGTGGGGAACCGGAGCCTGGTTCAGGTAGACCTCAAAGTCGATGTAGACCGTCCCCACATCGGCAGCCGCGACCTGGGCAAACCCTGGCTTACGGAAGACCAACGTGCTCCCGTCCACAACCACGGCGATCTCGGCCGCGTCCACCACCTCCCCGTCCGCGTCGAGGAGTCTCACCTCGTCCCCAGGGTGGATGTTCACGTCCTTGGACTCGAAGTCCCCGAACTGGGTGGGCGTCGTGGCAACGAAGGTTCGGGTGGCGGCGGTGTAGGAGGCCGCCTCTCCCCGACGGATCTCATAGGCGAACCGGAGGGGTTCCAGGTTGCCTGTGATCGCCTCCAGAGCATCGTGGAATCGTCGGATGCGTCGGACCTCGAACGTCACAGGCTCGGGGGATGTGAACAGGAAGGTTGTTGGATTCCGCATCCCGATCTGGAAGTCAGTGGTTGCTGAGTTCCCTGCATCGACAACATGTGGGACTACCTCGTCCAGTTGTCGCACAGGGCGGGGCCAGCTCGGCTCGGTGAAGATGCCCGCTTCGGCCCGGAACCCGATGAGCCCCGTGTTCGACTTGAATGCCCCTGTCTCGGTGACCTCGTTGCCGGCTACGAACTTGTCCCCCGGGAACAAGCAGCGAACCCCATCGAGCGAGACCGGGGTGGCATCGTCCGACAGGCCGTGGATCTCCTCCCAGTCCGTGGCACCGCCCGAGGTTGGGAGCCCATTCAGGTCAAACCACCCAGCCACCTCCACGTAGACCACGGCCTCCTGGTTCGCCTGGAAGTCCTTGTTGTCCACCACGTCCGCCTCGATGACTCCGATGTCTTCGGACCCATCAGCCACACCCCCGTCGATGATGCTCGCCAGGGCAAACGTGGCATTGTCCCCCGTGGCTGTGGAGGCATCTCCGACCAGGCCTGCATTGGAGATGACCAGGTGGCGGAAGCCGTAGGTCGTCGTGGTCCCGTGGTCATGGCCCACGACGCTGTTGGACGGGAGACCAGACCCCAGGGCAGAGCCCGATGTCCCGATGGGGATGAATCGGAATCCCGAGACCTTCTGGCCCGTCTGGAGGACCGCGAAGAAGTCTGCATCCGAGCCGAGAGGGTTCCCCTTGTGGTCTTCGGCCGTTCCAGTCGAGAGGGTGAACGTATTGGTCAGCGTGTTGATCGAGGCGATCTCCATGCTGACGACCGTGTTCGGGTTGCCTGCATTCGGGATGACGTGGAGCCGGATCATCCCCGAGGCCCCAAACAGGTTGGCTCCCGTGGTGTCGAGATCCCACAGCGTCCCGTTGGTCGAAGTGGCCGGACCGACCCCAAGCGTGGTGACAGTCACCTCCAGGGCTCCCTCGTTGAAAGCCGTGATGGTTGCGAACGTCCCATCAAAGAACTGGCCCCCCGCCCCCGCCGACCCAGAGAGAGCTACCTCGCGGTAGCCGGCCACATTCTCCTCGATGGCGTGCCGCACCAGGAAGGTGCCAGCAGATACCGCTGCCTTACTCGTGGCCGACTTCTTGATGATGAGGACATCGCCGGAGACCACGTTGGACACAGCCCCACTGGCTGTGGTGATGGCAACCACGCTGGTCTCGTCGTCATGATGCTCCCCAGTGCCATTGCAGATGGTTCCGTTCTCGTCCTCGTCCGAGGAGGGAACTCCGGCCACCACAACAGGAGTGACAGGCCCCACGGGGATGTTCTCGGCTTCCCAGGACATCGCCCGGATGGTCCCAAGCTCGTCCCCGGCTCCGCCGGCGGAGGCCGCTGCGAAGGTTCCAACGGTCCCCAGACCATCGGCCGAGAGGAATGTCAATGGGAAGCCGCCGTTCACAACCCCCGGGGCGTTGACGCTGATCAACGTTCCCCCATCCCCCGTGACCCGCCACACACTGAGACCGGCCGAGATGACCGTCACCCCGTCCGCTCTCAGGGTTCCCCGTTCCGGGGCGGTGGTCATGTCGAACCGCTCGTTGAACGTCAGACGGTCTTCGCCCACCCACCCAGTGGTCGAGCCCGTACCTCCCCCGACTCCAAGACTCGTCCCACCGAGGCCCGTGATGGTGGCATCCGTCGTGGCGTCGATCCAGGTGTCAATGGTGATCTCGAAGTCGTAAGTGACGCCCGTGTTGGTCACGAACGGGAGAGCCGTGGTCACCAGGATCTTCTTCTCATCCGCGAAGATGGCCAGGATTGGCTCATCGGCTGCCGTGCTCCCGTGGGCGAACCCACCCGTCCCCGTGATGACGATCTCCTCGATGAGCGACCCCGGTGAGCCCCCGCCACCGTTCTCGTAGAGCCGGATGACGATGGCGTTGGCGATGGCGAAGATGTTGTTCAGGCCGCCGGTCAACGACACGGTGGCCGTCCCGTCGTTGAAGAACGGAGCCCCGGTCGTGGTGATGTCAAAAGTCGTGACCCCGAGGGCGAAGGAAACGACCATGCCCGTCACGAAGATCGAGGAGACGTGAACCATCGCCCGGTCGAAGGTGTAGTGGTTGGGGTCACCGGGGAAGCTCTGCGTGACGAACCGAGGCACCTCCACGGTGGTGGTCGTCACGTCCCCGACAGTGAGGATGCCCGTCGCTCCCACCTGAATGCCAGAGGCCGAGTTGGGTACCTCGACCAGAAGAATGTCGTACCGCTTCACGTCCCCAATGCCACTGTTGGCGGGGTAGGAACCAGCCGTCGTTACCGGGGTGAGGTCGCTGGTGGCCGTGTGCAGGACAGCCGGTGCCCTCACCCCGTCGGACACATCCAGGATCTCCCCGTCGTCCACGATGACTTCGTTCGGGTACACCGACTGGGAGTTCGCGGGAGCATCAACCTGCGAGAGACCGATGAAGGAGGTAGCCACTTCGCCCAACCGGTCCAGCTCGGTGTTCCCGAAGGACAAGAAGGGGATGGAGAAGTCGCCGGAGTCGTTGGTGGGCTCGCCCTTGAGAGCCGGGATCTCCGTGGGGTCGCGGTTGCTGTTCCGAAACTCCACGTCCCCCTCGATGGTCTGGAGCGGGAACGGCGTCTTCTGGCTGAGCATCTCCTTGAACGGGAAGTTGGGGTCGTTCTTGGAGGGCATGGAGATGTCCATCCACAAGCCCCGTCGCCGCTTGAGCCCTACGTCGAGGGTGGGGATGGCGTCGGCGAACTCCTCCAACTGCTCGGCCGTCGGAGGGTCGTCCATCTCCGTGGCGTCCTTGGACGCAGGCAGGGTGACGTAGATGGTGTCTCCCTGGTTGAGCACGATCGGCTCCCCAGACAGCTCTCCCTCCCCGATGGCGAGCACGTCGGAACCAGCGATGGGGTCACCCTTGTCGTCCGCCAGGATGATGATGCAGCCTTTCTCGACAGACCCAACGAAAACACCACCATAGATGGGATCGACATCGAGCGAGAAGAACGAGCTGAGGGTCTGCTGGGCGTTGCCAACTGCGTAGGTCTCTCCTGTAGGCCGCCCGAACGCCACCTGCTGCCGGACGGGTGGCTTCACATCCGTGTCCACACCCTTGAACCCAGGCACCGACAGCTCGGCGTGCCCTGTCACCAGGTCTTCCGTGTCGCTGTCGACGGTGTCCTCGGAGAGGAGACGGTCGAAATCAGGGAGCCCCGTCTCAGGGTCCACGGGGAAGTCCTTGATGAACCCGGGCGTCGCGATGATCGTGGCGAACCCAGCAGTGGCAGTGCCTACGGCCGCGTCGATGTCTGGGAACCCATCGGCACTGTAGGCCCAGATGCGGGCACGCGGGAGACGCTCTCGGGTGGTGACATCGGAGAGGTCCGTGATGACCCCCAGGACGGGGTTCGCCACTGGGCCAATCATCCGCAGGAACGTGGAGCCAATGACCGGGGTGTCGTCGTCCTTGTCCTTGCGGAACAGCTTCGGTGGGGCAAGCACCTTCAGGAAGGAGTACACACCTGGGTTGATCGGGGTGGCCTCCAGGTCCGGTTCGAGCCCCGGCAGCGTGGTGGTGAACGCCAGGGCAACTTCGGGGAACAGCCGAGACAGGTTGTGGGGCTTCCACATTGGGTCGAACTGGCCGTCCGTCTTGGCTCCACCGAAGGGGAACCCAGCGAGGAAGAACGGGTTCTTTGTCCCTGTGAGCACCTCGTCGTCCATGTCGTTCCGGATGTACCGTTTCTGCTCCTTGATGTAGAAGTCGAGGACGAACGGGTCCATCTGGTCGCCTTCGACCTCCCCCGTCGTCGGATCGGGAATGGTGGCCGTCTCGGGGAGCACCACCGGATCCGCCCTGTCGACACCGAACACTTCGTTGGCTGCCCGGAACACCAAGGACCAAATGAACCTCGCGTTGAGGTCCCCCATGATCTCGTCCTCGTAGCCCTGGGGAGCGTAGGTCTTGCCTCGGCCGACGAAGAACCGGAACTTCCCATCCCGGTCGCCAACCACTTCCCCAGTGATGGCCTCGGAGACCTGCTCGAAGGCTATCACCACCTCGTTGTAGAGACTGATGAAGGCTCGGGCCGCCCGGTCCTGGTCGAGGATGTCTCGTCGCTCGGCCTCAAACCCGAACCGTCCCTGGTCGAAGTTGTTGGTCGATGCCCCGGACACCACGATGGCACCGCCAGCCGGGCTCTGCGACTGGACACGGCCAACGGCGATCTTGGAGACCTCCCCCATGTAGGTCTGCAGGGGGACGGTGCGGTAATAGAAGGAGTCCGGACTGTGGAAGGTGTACTTGGCCACCAGGGTCGTACCGAGTCGGCCATTCTCCTCCGAGGGAGACGTGATGAACGAGTAGCCAGCCCTGTACCGCGGGTACACCACGGCTCCGTCCTTCCTGAATGGCCCCAGAACCTTGAGCCTGGTGTACCCGAACAGAAGTCGCTGCCCCGTTCCGAGGGGGGCTTGGATGGGTTCGAGGAGGGTGATGGAACCGTCGTCTGCATTCACCGTGTAGTGGACATCCTGCACCAGCGTCCGACCCGGCAGTTCGGACACCCCGTCGGTCTCCCCGAACAACACCAGCTCGGTCTCTTGGGTCGCAACGAAAGGAGCAATCCCAAGGAACTCCCTGGCCGCCGGCTGGTAGATGGGCCGGACGGACAGCCGCACGGGGTCGGTGCTGGAATTGAACCCACGAAGGGCTGGACTCGTCAACGAGACGAGGGTGGTTCTCCCATCGCCGGCGATCTGGGCCGCCGCGATGATGAACGGATGGCCGTCCATCTCCAGGAGGTGTCCAGCCACGGCGAACCGCGTCACGTCACCGTGGAACACGATGTCGATCATCCCCTTGTCGACGGGCTCATAGGTCACGCCGGTCAGGGGGAGGAGGAAGCCGGTGGCCGGTGCGTAGCCCGTGGGAACACTGTCCACCGTGTTGGTGACCGGGACCGACGAGATGAGGGTGAGAACATCGTTCCCTGGGGCTCGTGACCCAGCCTCCACATCTGAAGGTGGGAACACCTCGATGCTGGTCCCATCGGTGGACGGGTTGTAGGTGGAGGACTTGATGTAGAACGGCTGTGCCCCAAGCCTCAGGAGCTTCCCAGGCACCATGTCCGCCGTCCGGTCCCCTTCCAGGACGAAAAGGACTTGCTCGGCCTCCAGGAAGAAGGGCGGGCGGTACACTGGGATCGTCGAGGTGTTGTACGCCTGCTCCCCACCGAAGGCCTCGAACACTGCGTAGTTCACCTGGACGACTGCGGTGGCCACCACCTCCTCATTGAAGGTCAGCGTGCCGTTGTCGAAGGTCACGTCTTCGGCGTTGCCGAAGTTCTGCAGGCTGTTGTCCACCCAGATGAGCGTTTCCACGGCTTGGGCGATGGTTCGACCCGTTGGGTTCACCGTGTAGGTGAAGGGGTCAACGAGTGTGGCCGTCTCCTGCCGGACGATGAGCGACAAGAACTCGGTGATCTCGGTCCCAGTCGTCAGAGCCCCCTGGGAGTCCGCCTCGAAGTAGGAGGCCTCGACGATCTGGCCCTCTCTCAACGAACGGTTGAAGAAGAACGACCCGATGACGGGGCTAACCCTGACATCGAGAGCGTTCTCGGTGATCATCCGCTCGACGAAGTAGGCCGTTTCCCCACCGTGGGCAGAGATGTCAGCATCCGAAATGTTCAATTCCCCGTCCGCCGGGTTGTACTCCGCCTCACCGTCCGCCAGGTCGGTGGCATCAAGGAACTCCTCGTCGTAGACGACATCAGCCCCCTCAAGGTCGCTGAGGGTTGTAGCCCCGAACCCAACTTCCCCCGTCGTGGACAGGACTTCGACTTCGTCCCCCGTGAGTGGGCCAAATGCTGCAACCACGGTGAGGTCGGTGCCGATGGTGTAGGTCTTGGAGCCGACCCGGATGGAGAACTTCTCGGTGGTGAAATGGATGTCCGCCACGTCTGGAACGAACAGTGAACCGTTGGCCATCTCCCCCAGGAGGACCCCACGGTCGAGGGGGGTCAGCGTGGCCTCATCGTTCCCGAAGGTGAGACCGAACCGAACCGAGATGACTCGTCCCCGCTGGAAGGCATCCGTGACGATGGCCACGAGGCGTGAGGCGAGCTGGGCCGCTGGGGAAGTT